TTTGGGATAAGTGTTGCTGACCAGTAGATAACTTAAGTTATATGGATTCCAATGTACATCACTCGGCACTTACCCCCCTTAATTGTAAAAACAAAAAAGGGCAACCAAGTCTCCCTGATTGCCCTTATATAATACTATATTACTTTGATTAAGTCAAGTTATGTGTTTCTTCAGATATTTTTTTATTAATCTCGTTTAACTTAGATTGTAAATCAACTATCATATTCTCCAACATATATCTTTGACCTTGTAAATTGCCAGACCTATAAGTATCTTGAACAATTTTAGCTTGTTCCATAAAATTATTTGTCAGACTCATTTACAATTACCTTTCGTTAAATCACTAGACCAATCGTGGTCTTTATTTACAAACCATACATACGATTTGGTTGTGATTATTTCTTTACCATTTACTTCTTTTAAACATTTTTTACCAAGCATAACTTGTTTGTTTGAACAAGCTACAAGTGTTAAAAAAGTCAATAAAATCAATGCTTTTTTCACGTTTCCCCCTTTCTATTTTTTACTATTTTTATAATAGAGCCAACTTTTTTTCGCCACATTTGTGACATAAGTAATATTTCCATTACAACTGTTTGCTCTTGCGCTTTACTCATTTTACTTAACTCTAATGTAATTAATCTTTTAGTCATACTTGCACCATAAATAAAATATAAAACAAGCACCAAAAAATAAATGCCACATTAAAGTTTCTGTTAAAGTCATTTCCATATTATCTTTCTCTCAACGAAAGCGTATGGGCAATAAATTAATATTGCCCATAGTTATCTTTTAATTACCTGATTTGTCTTCGTGCATATTATCAGTAGGTATAACCATATTGTGCTTTACCCAACTAGCAACATCACTATTCCAATAAGTAAATGCCTCATGCAATTTTCTTATTTCAAAACCAAGTTCTTGTGTAGGTTTTCCATCATTTTCTATTCTTGCAAGAATATTAATTGCTTTCCTACGGCAGGTTCTTTTCCATTTTAATTCCCAAGTAGTATCTACTTTGGGTGTTTCATTATCATACATATGTATCCTTTGTTGAGAAGTATAATATAACAAAAAGAAAAGCCCCTGTCAAATCAATGACAAGGGCTTTCATATTACGTAGTTCATATTTATCCTATACTAGCAATCATTTTAATCAAGGGCATAACAACGATTATAAAAAAAGGTATGCCCATAATTAATGTGTATATCAAATACATAACTTTCTCCTTTCTGTTATCATATACATATACGTTATCATTACATTATAAGTGTGTCAAACGCATTTGACTTATAAAAATTATTATGTTATATTTAAACATAATCAATAAATAACAAAGGAACGATTATGGAAACAAAAAAGAAAGTACCAACCTTTCCGATTGATGCAAGGAATTTGTTTAAAACTGATAGAGAGTATAATGCTTTCTTACACTTGCTACACTCGAATGGTGCTGATGGTATGATAGTCAATGGTAGAGATGAGAAAACATATACCAAAAATAAGAAAGAGTTGATTACCTACGATAGAAATGGTAAGATACTTGATATACATACAACACAAACAAAGGATAAGGCATGACGGCAAATACACCTTATAGAAAACTTCAAGAACGAGTACAAGAACTTGAAGAAATAAACAAAGCCCACCAAAAACAAGTGGGTGATTTAATTTCTGATTTAAAGGATAAAGAGCAAATTATTGTTTTACAGAGAGAAAATCATAAGAGGGAGATAGAAAAACAAAAAGGTTTAATTACTTATTTAAAATCTGAAATTGATGATTTGGATAAATTAAGCCAACTACTAAAGCACTCTAATTTATTAGATAATGCTGACGAGAAAACATACAAAGAAGTTAGAGATATAGTAGATACCAATTACGTTCCCTAAAAATTAAAAGTTTCTCCCTCAGAGAAAACCCTAGTCGATTTCAGAGTTATCGGCTAGGGATAGTAGCAATGTCTTAGTCTTTTATTCCCATTTTTTTTCACACGTATCGTTATACGATGTCTTAGTTTTTTATATACCATTTTTTTTTCATGTTCAAAATTTGTCAAAATTATGGCAGAAATAAGGCAGAACAAAATGAGAACACTTACACACGTAAAAATGTTCTACTAATGTTCTTAAACCCATAATGAACACACAGATTAAAGTTATCCACATAAAATTTATTTTTGACATCTATTTGACACACTTGCGCCATTATTATATAAATAATTATATATGTTCATTAAATCTAACAAAGGAGCAAAAACATGAACACACTTAAAACGAGTACCAAACAACCACAAGTTGATTTGGCAAAAACTACTTGGGCAGATGTTCAGGCAGTTGCTAAAGGCGAAAAAGTCGCAAATGGCAAAATGCTATTTATTACAAGGAATTTATTTTCCATGTATAAAAATGGCAAATTAGACGTATCAAAATATTTTGATAAAACGGCAAATGATAAAGCCGTTAAAAATATTTTCTTTGATACTGACAACAGCAGAAAAACATTAATTGCAAAAGATTTTGGGCAATTTACAAATTTGGTTTTAATTCCAGCACTAGACCAAAATTTAGTAAATTTTCAAAAAGACTTTGCTTATGAATATAGAGTGTTAGTAGATGTAGCACCTGTAATTTTGTTTGTAATGGTAAACGAGCAATATTTTAATGTTGAAAATATGCTTAACGAGGAAACAAACCCCGTTGAAATTGAACTAGCTTGGAAGATGTTTAAATTCGAGGGTATATTGAACGACCATGAAAGGATTTTTAGACATAATTTTGTGAAAAAAATGTTTCAAAAATCAGAACATGGAAAGCAGTATTATTGTACTTTTAGAGGTGAGAGAGGAATTTTAGCATTTGCTAGAAGTTTTTTTACACCTAAAAAAGTAGAAAATGAAAATGTTCAAAATGCTACACACTCACCATTTATGAAAGCAATAGCAAAAATAAATGATGTTAAAGAGGGCATACTTGGACAAACTCAGACACTAACAAAAGTTGCTCAAAGTGAAGTTGGCAAAAATGGAAATGCTGAAAAAAGATTATCAAATGAAATTGATGAACTTTACGATTTAGCATTAAAAAGTGTAGAATTACTTTCAGACAATTCACACCCATATGCTCAGGAAAAACTTCAACAATTATACTTTGATATACTTGGGGAAATGCAAGGGGATAATTTTAGGAAATATGAAAAGACTAAATACCCTAAAGCAAAGTTGGACTATATGCCTAGGATCAACCAAAAGCCCTTTGATGTTATTGCAGGGGATTTTGATAAGTATATTTCAAATATAAAATAAGTTACCACTCAGGGGTTATTAGATACAAATTTCCTAATGACCCCTAGTTGTTTCAGGTGTTAAGTTAAACTTCCACGTGTAATTATAAAAAATTTTTGGGGTACACTATTCGTTCCCCCCAAACCCCTCTAAGGAATACCTATGGTATCCCCATATTTTCTATAAAAAAAATTCTAAGGACACCCTATGCGTGTGCCACGGGGGGGTACCTATATACTATATATACAGACACCAGAAAATCTCCAAAGTCCTTGTTAACCAACTCTGGGCTATATTTGTGGGATAAATATTCCGACAATATTCCTAGGAATACCCTAGGGGGTACCATACAAATAGGTTCAGTATAGACGTAAGGGACCCTGGGGGTACCTAATAACATTATACACCCCATGACCAATTTTGTCAACAACAAAATATGCTAACTTTGTCACACTTAAAAATAATACTTGACAAAATTACGTACAAGCACTATAATGGTAAGTATATGTATTATTTAACGGACACACAAACACACTCAAATCACATACAAAAAAGGTCATCACGAATAATACATATAAACTAATATGAAATTTGAAGCAAATATACCAAGTTACCTAAAAACTGGCTCAGGATCATTTCCTGTTGGTAATGAAGGTGCATCAAAAAGAAAAAAGCCAATGAATTTTTATGAACAAGCCCAACAGGGTTTTGAAATGTCTGCAACTACAGAGGATACACAAACATTATACACACCACAAGGTATGACTAGCAAGATTGAACCTAATTTTTTTCAAACTATGCAAGCAAAAGCTAGTAGTAAACCAATTAGACCAATGATGCCTGAAGAATTACCTGAATTAGAAGAAGATATCCCTGAAAACTTACAGAACCAACCTGCAAGACCAGGTGGTGATGGTAAAATTATAGATGAAAATGAAACAGACGAAGATACTTTTATCGGATAAAGTAAAAACTCTCCCATTTGAGGAGATAATGGAATTAATAAATGCAAGACATGGATTCTACTATAACGAAAACTCAAAAAAGAAACTTAACAGATATGCAAGAAAAGTTTCTAGACGTGTTATTCGCAGAAGCGAGGGGAAACCCGAGAGAAGCAGCAAGATTAGCTGGCTATTCGGAAAATAGTTATAGTAAAGTTATACGTAATTTGAAAAAAGAGATTACAGAATTAGCGGAGAACCATTTATCAACGCACTCTGCTCAAGCAGCTAATAGGTTAATCGCCTTACTAGATGAAGACGGCACTACTCCACAGGCAAGTATTCGTCTAGCAGCTGCTAACTCAATTTTAGATAGAGTTGGTATTGTTAAGAAGGATCAATTAGATATTAATATGAAAGCTCTACACGGTATATTTATATTACCAGCAAAAGATGGAACCGATAAAAATAAAAAAGAGAGCTAAAACAGTTCCATTTGGTTTTAAAGAATCTAGTACACCTGGATACTTAGAACCAATAAGAGAAGAATTAGATGCTCTTAATCAAGCAAAAGATTATTTAAAAAATTGTTCATTAAGAGAAACAGCATCTTGGCTAAGTAGAAAAACAGGAAGATACATATCACATGTCGGACTTAAAAAACGAGTTGAAAGAAGTGGAGCCTCCGAAGCCCAAGAAAGTAATTCAAAAGAAAGCCAAGAAGTCAACACAACAGATTCTAGCTCGCAGTCGTAAGAAAGTTGCAAAGGCAGAACAATCACTAAGATCTGCCAAACGGTCAGCAGAAAATACTAAAACAAAACTGTTAACTATAGATAAATCTTTACAAGGTAAAGAGACTCAACTACTTACGGAAGATCAAATCGAGAGTGCTCCTAAGACAGTACAAGAGCACATAAATCAGCAAGAGGTTATCTTTAAACCTAACTCAGGTCCACAGACACAATTTCTTGCAGCTTCTGAAAGAGAAGTTTTTTATGG